CGGTTCAGAGGGTTGGCAACTGACCCGGGTGTGCAGCGTAAAGCACCAGAACCAGTTATCCGGCGGGCAGGGACCGCGGTCGGAAGAACAATTTGAATGGACCCGTACCGCGCCAGTAGCGCCGAAAGGTCGAACTTCAACTCTTGCACGTGGACGAGTTGAAGGCGAAGGACCGCATTACTGAAAAGCCTGGTGACCCCGGGCTTTTTGGAATGCCTGCCTCATAGGTACCACCCATCCCAATTCCTCATCAATCACCCCCGGAGGCGTGACATGACAAACGAGCAACAAGCGTTGCTGGACATGCCGATCTGGCTGGTCATCGTCCTCGCCCTGGTGGGCGGGGTGTCCGGCGAAATGTGGCGTGCCGACAAGGACGGCGCCCGCGGCTGGTCACTGCTGCGACGGCTGGCCTTGCGCTCCGGCGCCTGCATGGTTTGCGGGGTCTCGGCGATCCTGCTGCTGTACGCCGCCGGCGTATCGATCTGGGCCGCGGGCGCATTTGGTTGCCTGACGGCGATGGCCGGGGCGGATGTAGCCATCGGGCTATATGAGCGCTGGGCGGCCAAGCGGATCGGTGTATGCGAAGTACCCCCCCGAGATTCCCGCCCGGATCAGTAGTGAACTTACCGCCGCATGAACAGGAAGTTTTTATGCCCCCGATCATCGATAAGCCCTCGCAGTTGGTTGTTGCCATCGTCGAGGCGATACGCCGTGCCAAACCCGGTATCACCGTCGCAAGTCGTAAAGACTTTACCGAAAGCGTCGAGCAGCCCTGGGTGCTGATCGCCATTGAACGGGATGCCACGGCCAGCCGTGCCAGAGATGGCCGTATCGCTCATGACCTAAGCATTTCACTGCAAGTCGTAATGCCCCCGGAATCGGCTGATCCGCAACTAGCGGCCTGTGACCTGAGCAGTGCACTCAAGGACCTTGTCACCGATAACCGATGGGATCTGTCGGGCGATCAGTGTGAGGTGCCAGTGAACCTCGACGCGGTTCCTTCGGCATTCGTCAGCGGTACACGGGCGTTTCCCGCCTGGACCCTGTCCTTCATTCAGACGCTGTACTTCGGCACTCCGTTGCTGGATGACCCGCTCGGGACGCCGAAATACGCCCGCACCTGGGAAGTCTCGGACATCGATGACCCCGACCAATACACCGAACTGGAGGGCTAAGGCATGTTCGATGCGCTGTTACGCCTGCAACTTGGCCCGATCATCGAGCGCCTGGCGGAGATGGAGGCCGAGCTTGAAGACCTGCACCGGCGCACTGACAGCGTGTGTCGGATCGGTGTGTGCCAGGAGGTCGATGCGGCCAGTAATACCTGCCGGGTTCGCCACGGTGAATTGCTGACGCCGGCCATCCGCTTCTTCAATCCCAGTGCCGGCGCGCAAAGCGAATCGCGGATTCCCTCAGTGGGTGAGCAATGTCTGTTGCTCAACCACGGTGGCGGTGAGGGCAGTGCTCAATCCGTCGCGTTGTTCGGGCTTAACGGCAACCAATTTCCGCCGGTCTCGGCCCAGGCCTCGTTGACGCGTCGCCTCTACCGGGACGGCACGCAAAGCGCCTATGACGACGTCAGCCACACGCTGAACTGGAGCAACGGCCCGGTGACGTTCAACGCTAATCGCCAGGCGCTCGAGTTCAACATCGGCCCGACGCGACTGGCAATGGCTCCCGAAAGCATCGAACTGCAACTGGGCGCGGTCGGGTTGCGACTCGACGCCTCCGGTGTGCACCTGAGTGGCCCGGTGGTGGATCACCAGGGCCGTGTGATCAGTACCGCATAAGGTCTCCCCATGATTGGAATCGATAGAAACACCGGCGCGACGGTCGACGACTGGCCGCAGTTTGTGCAGCGCGCGACCCGTGCGCTGACCACACCTTTGGGCACACGACAAAAGCGTCCTTTGTATGGCTCTGCCATCCCGCAGTTGTTGGGGCAGAACCTCGGCGATGACGTGCTGATCCTGGCCCAGAGTTACGCGGCACAGGCGTTCTACAACAGCCAGAACGGCATCGGCGATTTCCAGCCGCAGGTCATTGTCGCGAGTCGACTGGGCGCTGGGTTGCTACTGCGCTTCGCCGGCACCTGGAACAACCGTAACCAGTCATTCGAGGTGGTGACATGAGCATGTTGATACCGGGTCAGAACCAATTGGCCGAGCCTTCGATCGTCACGGTCGAAGCCTTCGAAGAGCTGCTGGCCGAGTTCAAGATCTTCGTCATTGAGTACGTCGGTGCCCGCGCTCCCGAGAGTGCGGTCAAACTCACGGCCAGTCTGGAAAACCAAAGCGAACTGCTGACCCTGGCCCTCGAAGCTTTTTGTGTGCGCCTGCAACTGCACGAGCGCAAATACAACGCCCGCATCAAGCAGATGCTGGCGTGGTGGGCGACAGGCAGCAATCTTGATGCGCGTTTGGCCGACATGGGCCTTGAACGCCAATTACTCGATCCGGGTGACCAGGCGGCATTCCCACCGATTGCTGCGGTGCATGAAAGTGACGACGACGCTCGTTTGCGCTACTACCTGACGCCCCATGCACCGGCCGCAGGCTCGCGCATGCAGTATCGCCGCGAGGTCTTCACTCTTGGTGAGCGCCCCGTGGTGAAAGTAGATGCGGCGGCGGCCGGCGAGGTGACGGTCACTTACACCTTCGCGCCAGACGGCTTTGCTGCGCAGGTCAAGGATGGCAACGGGCGGCGCACGGCCCCCGGCGACGTTATGGTCACCGTGCTGTCACGGGAAGGCGATGGCACGGCACCCGAGACGTTGCTTGCAGGCGTGCGCCAGCATTTCGAGCGGCCGGATGTCAGGCCTGAAACCGACCGGGTCACGGTGCAGGGCGCACATATCAAGCGCTACAAGATCAGGGTCGTGGTCCGGATCAATGCCGGTCCGGATTCAGGGCTGACGAAAGTCGCCGCACAACAGCAACTGCAGTCCTATGCCGACAGTTGTCATCGCCTGGAAGGGCGGGTGGACCCAAGCTGGATCGACTACACGTTGCACAGCGCCGGCGCGGTTCAGCTGGAAATTCTCGAACCGCTCGAGCCGATTGTGACCACGGCATTCGAGGCACCGTACTGCACCGGCGTAGAGGTGGAGGTGCTGACGCTATGAGTGACCAAAACACTCACCCGAGCCTGTTGCCTGCCAACAGCTCGGCGCTGGAAAAAGCCCTCGATCTGGGATTCGGCGCCTTGCTTGATCGCATTGCGCCGCCGTTTCCCGAATTGATGAATCCGTCGGCCACACCGGTGGCGTTCCTGCCGTACCTGGCGGCGGATCGTGGTGTCAGCGAGTGGAGCACTGCCGCGGCGCAAGCGGAAAAGCGACTGACCGTTGAACTCGCCTGGCCCACGGCGCGCCAGGCGGGCACTCGGCTGGCATTGGAGAACGCTGCCAAGGGTCTGCGCTTGATGCCCGAAGTTCGTGCCTGGTATGAGCAGATACCCGTCGGTCAGCCCTACAGTTTTTCCGTCAGGGCCTTCACCGAACAGCCCTACAGCGAAGAGATCGATGCGCGTCTCGACCGGCGTTTGGCGGATGCCAAAAGCGAGCGCGACACCTTGTCGGTCTCTGTCGGCTTGAGTGCATCCGGTCGTCATTACATCGGCGCAGCGACGGTGTGCGGCGAGCTGACCACGGTGTACCCCGTGGTCATCGAGGGGCTGGAAACGTCCGGCGAGGCTTTCATGGCTGCCGGACTTTATACCGTCGAAACATCCACTATTTATCCTCAGGGGGCCTGAATGGCTGACTATTACACCCTGCTCACAAACGCAGGGATTGCCTACGAAACCGCCTGCAAGGCGGCGGGCGTGCCGATCAAACTGTCGCAGATTTCGGTCGGCGATGGTGGCGGTGCGGTCTATAACCCGGCGGCAACCGCCACCGCGCTTAAGCGCGAAGTGTGGCGCGGGCCGCTCAACGCGCTGTTCCAGGACGAGAAGAATCCGAGCTGGTTGCTGGCCGAAGTGACCATCCCGCCAGAGGACGGCGGCTGGTATGTACGCGAAGCCGGTCTCTGGACGGACACGGGCATCCTGTACGCCATCGTCAAGTATCCGGAATCTTTCAAACCGGTTCTGGCCACCTCCGGTTCCGGCAAAGAGTTCTACATCCGCTCGATTTTCGAGACCAGCAACGCGGCGTTGGTGACACTGCTGATCGACGACACCGTGGTCAAGGCCACGCGAGCCTGGGTCATGAGTTATCTGGCCGAAGAGCTGGCCAAGCTCGATGGCAAGCAATCGGTGCGCGTGGCGGCAACGAGCAATGTGGTGCTGAGTGGGGCGCAGCAGATTGATGGTGTGGCCGTGGTCGCGGGGGACCGTGTGTTGTTGCCTTCTCAGACGTTGGCCAAGGACAACGGCATCTGGGTGGCGTCCAATAATGGCTGGTCGCGTGCCTTCGATGCCAATAGCAATGCCAAGGTGACGCCTGGCCTGACGGTCATGGTTGAAGAGGGGGTGAGCAACGGTGATTCGCTGTGGCACCTGACGACTAACGGCCCCCTGACGCTCGGCACTACAGCGCTGACCTTTGAGATGATCGCGGGAAAGACGGGTATTCAGGCAGGCACCTACAAGAGTTTGACGGTCGACAAATACGGTCGTGCTCTGGCGGGATCAAACCCGGAAACACTGGCTGGGTTCGGCATCAAGGACACCTACACCAAGGCTGAAATCGAAGCGATGATTGCCCAGGCCTCGGCGTTGCCGGTGGGCACGATGGTGGCCTTCCCCGTGAACAAGATTGCGCCAGGTTTCCTTGAAATTGACGGCAGCGTGAAGAGCATCGCGCTCTACCTGGATCTGGCGACTTTTTTGGGGACGGCGTTCAACAAGGGTGATGAGGGAGCGGGTAACTTCCGGTTGCCAGAGTCGCGTGGCGAGTTCTTGCGGGGTTGGGATCATGGGCGTGGGGTTGATGCTGGACGAGGCGTCGGCAGTTTACAAAAAGGTAGTTTGCAGGGCTTCGACCCATCCACAGTATCGCCGGCAGTAACAGGGCTTTGGCATATTGGAGCGGATGCCGACGCCATAGGAGCACACGGTCTTGACCTTGTAGTACCTGCCGACTATCCAGAGAGTCGGGTTGTAGGTGCAGCAAGCACAGTGACTAATCCTGTAGGAACTGGCTGGGGTGTGGTTCGCCCCCGCAACCTCGCTGTCATATGGTGCATCAAAGCCTGGAACGCTCCGATCAATCAGGGAAACATCGACATCGCCGCGTTGGTGGCTCTGGTCGCTCAGGCAACCGAAATCAATCCGGGCACGGCCAAAATCGCTACACAGGCGCTGACGGATGCCGGCGTGGATGACGCCACAATCATCACTCCGAAAAAAATGCGCTGGGGTTTCGGAATCAGCCGAGCAGACAATGGTTACATCACTCTCCCGACATGGTTGGGCGGCCTGATTATTCAGTGGGGCCAAATTCAAGTTGGCGACATTGCCAGTAACGTCTCAGTGCCTTACTCGCTGCCGATGGCATTTCCCAACTTTCACTATCAAACGTTGCTGTCCTGTGGAGAAACGGGCGGTGGTATGTGGAATGTGCTTCTCGTCTCCAAGAGTTTGCTGGGCTTCTCGTGGGCGGCGAATGAATGGGCGGCGGTCGTTCAGAACGCCAAAGTTACTTACCTTTCAATCGGTTCTTAGGGGCACGCCATGGACACTCGCTATTACAGTAAAACCACGGGCTGCACCTACTTGGCCAGCTTGCACGGCGCCAATATGCCGGCCGATGCAGTCCCAATCGATGAAGAGCGCTTTTTGTCGGTGGTAGGTAACCCGACCGAAGGAAAGATTCGCGGCCACGATGCGCAAGGCCTGCCGATTCTGATCGATCCCTTGCCACTAACGAGCGAGGTGCTTTCGGTACGAGAGCGGTCATGGCGTGATGCAGAGATCGAGTGTGTCAGGTGGCTGCGTGAGCGACACCGCGATGAGCTCGACATTGGCGAGCAAACGACGCTGATTCCCGAGCAATTTCGCGAGCTGCTGACGTACATTCAAGTCTTGCGAGATTTTCCCCAATCGCCATATTTTCCCGACAGCCAGTACCGGCCCGAACGCCCTGTATGGACAGATGATTTAATCGAATAGAGGCATTCTGCGACAGGATCATTTCCAACGCTGAATGCCAAGCGACCAAACACCCCAATCAACACCCGCCAGCCCCTCTTCGAAGGGGCTTTTTCGTTTATGGAGAAACGCAAATGGCAGAACGCCAAACCTACACCGTGCTCGTCCCGTTCCCCGTTGGAAGGGGGCATTGGTCAAGCGTCGGTCAGCAATTGCAATTGCTCGATGTAGAGGCCAGCGCGTTGCGCAGTGCCGGTCGCCTGGAGCTGAAAAAAACCGAGGCTGCCCCGTCGGCCTCTTCATCCACTGCGGCCAAAAAGGCCGCTGCCAAGAAGGCTGAATAACCATGGCTGAGGTTTTGAACTTCGAGCACA